GCTGATGCCTGAATCTTATGTACTCGAATGTTATTGAGTACACGAGATAAAGCAACAGCCCCAGCCTCTGCATCAGAAAGTAGAGGTTGAAAACCTAATTGGTACTCAAGCCACGTGTCAGAAAGTATGTTAAGCTTATCGGATTCTTTGCGATGGCGGGCCTTTCTTAGGTCCGCTAAATAATCGGAAAATCCGTTTCGTAAAGACTTAACAGGAGACTTTATCATCGTGACCGTATCCTTAATTTCCGCGAGAAACTGCAAGCCCGAAAAGGCTATATCAGAATCTGAAACGCGGCCGAGAAACCTAGTAAGAGCCTCATTGGCAACACTAGGAATCACGTTAGGATCGTAATTAGGTGGAGGGAAAGCATCAGTAGGAATACCTGATGATGTCTCTTTCACCGTTAATCCCGATCCTACGGCGCCGTGATACTCGAGCTGAAGATCAAACGAACCAGAGACATTAAATTCTGTCTTCTGGCCATCGAGACCAGTAGTAGTAGGCTCTAAACGACGCATCTTTTGCTTGAATCCAGGTATACTGGATCCAGCAGAGCGCGTGTTTATAGCTTCTACTATGGAATCGTTGGCGCCGGAACTAATAATAGTTCCGGAGGGTCGATCTTCAGTACGAGAACCGTAAGAATGCTGTGTATATTTATGCACAGAATACTTAGCAGGCATTGGGTTCCACCTCGCCCTTAACTCTACCTCTCTCGCTATACAATGAAAGTAGTTCACTTTCACTGAAAACTCGAGAGAGGTCGAAAGTAAATAATATGGAACAACCAGAGTCAGAACCTCCAAAATCGAAGATTACAGGTATGGATATATCGTAGGCTGGGTACCCGTCAGCAAAGCTGAGGGATCCATGTCCAGCGATTAATGCAAACTGTAAATCGAGCTTGGAGATTAGAAACTGACGTTTGGAGTTCATATTAAATACCTTCAAGGAGTTAGTTAGAGGTGGCATCAACAACCATGTTGATGGGGAGATGAAGAAATTCATCTCGGATGGCGCTAAC